TTATGCTGAAGTCGATAACGATAAGGCTATGGTTGATGGAATCATCTCCATCCTTCGACTCGTAAAAGACAAGTCAAACCGAAAGCGCCTAGCGCTTATCCAAATACAAGACTTTATTCGTAATGGGGTTAAGTTCGATCAGGATGATTTCCTTCGTCGTATTGGATTATTAGACATCTAGTACATAATAATTGTACCTTATAAAAAAGGACTAGTCCTATGACCAAATATCCAGTATACGAGATTGCATTAAATGACGACGTTGAGAACAGCGGTATGTTTGGCATTTCGTTGGTTGACCGTCCTGCTATTGAGGAGTCCTTCATTTATTTTAATGAAGAGCAGAAGACGAGCTTCATTTTCCAGAACGAAGAAGAGGGTATCGTAGTAGGCCCGATTATGATTCCCAACAAACCGATCTTGCGTAAGAACTACAAGACCGGGGAATACTACTACGTTGTTTTCACCGAAGAGGTGATCGATGATATTATGTACCGCTACTCAAAGAACGGACGCTTTAACTTCTTTACCGTACAACATAACGGAGAGAAGTTTGAAGGTGCTGTGATGCTTGAGGTGTGGAAGAAAGAATCCGGATACGACAAGAGCGTTGAGTACGGATACGACCTTCCTAAAGGTACTGTCTTCGTTAAGGCGAAGATTGAAGACGATACTCTTAAGCAGAGTATTAAAGATGGAGAGATCAATGGTTTCTCTATCGAAATCAATGCTGATGTTAAATTATCAAACCCCGAAAAAATGAGTGAGTTCAATTTCGGTGTTGAGCTTGGCAAAATTGAAGCCAAGTACAACGCTACGATTGAAAAGCTCAATAGCCAAATCGGTGATCTTGAGGCACATAACGAACTTATGCTAGAGGCAATGACTTCGGTAGAGGAGCGTTTTGCTGGTCTTGAGGAACTTAAGAAAGCTATTGAACTTATTCAAGAGCATATCGCTATGATGGAAAACCCCGCTTCGAAAGAAGGTCAGGTAGAGGTTGAAATCGAAGAGGATATGGGAAAGAAAGAGGAGCCTATGATGATGGAGGAAGAAGTTGCTGAAGAAGTAGCTGAGCCTGCAGAAGAAGAGGTTGCCGTAGAAGCATCGGAGGAAGAGGCTGAACAAGCTCTCCAGTTCGAGCAAGAGGGTGTTGAGGAAGTCAAGGAAGAGGATAAGACCCTCGTCTTCAACCAAATCACCCCTGAGAAAATCAACCTGATCAACAACCTGTTTGGTGGTCGCTTGTACTAATCTGTAAATTAAATAAAAAATGGCAAAATTGGTATTTAACAGCGCCATCTCACAAGAAGACGGAGCTGTATACGAACTTTACTGGAATACCTCAACCTCTAAGTTGGGTATCCGCAAAATCGCTGCTACGACTGCTGGTGAAGCTCCCGTAACGGTAACAGATACAGAGATCACCTCTGCCTAATAATTAACGATAATACTATAAAAGAAAATGGGTATTTCAGTTGCTAATATCGCGTGGCATAATCGCCAACCGAACTTGTTCATCGATACGATGGTCAAGTCGGCTGCCGTACTTAACCGTTTCCGTCTTATCGACGGCGTTAAGTCGAAGGTGAACGTTCCTATCTATGACGCTGCTCTGTCTTTCGGTAGCGACCTGTGTGTTTTTGACGCACAATCGTCTGCTTCTATCGCCGACAAGGAGATGAGCGTTGAGACCTACAAGTGGTCTTTCCTGAACTGTAAGGCTGTTCTTGAGAACACCTACCGTTCTGTATTGCTGAAGAAAGGTCAGCACAACCCCGAGACGATGGACGGTGAGTTCAAGGATTGGGTATTTGATTACTTCGCTAAGCTGTCTGCTCAAAAGGCTCTTGACACTGCTGCTACGGAGCTGACTACGGCTTTCGCTGCTGACGGTGATGTTCTTGACGTTACGGGTACTGCTGCCCTTAGCCCGTCTAACATCCTTGACAAAATGGAGGATGCCTACCAGACGATGAGCGAGGTTATGATCTCTGCCGTTTACGGTGATGCTGATCGCGAGTACAAGCCTGCGTTCTTCCTCGGTACTGCTGCTATGCAACACTACCAGATTGCTATCGCTGCTAAGTACACGACCACCCCGCAAGGTATCGTAGAAGGTGCTGTTCCTGCATACTACGGTATGGAGGTTGTACACTTCCCCAGCCTGCCTGTTAACCAGTTCTTCATCTCTGCTCCGATGAATATCGTTATGCTGACGGACGACTACAATGACGTTCGCGCTATCGATATGAAGTACGAAGCTGAGTTGTCTTCTGACAAGATCTGGGGTCAGTTCAAGCTTGGATTCGACTACCTGAAGGGTTCGGAGATTGTGTACTACAAGCACGCCTAAAGTTAACAGGGGGGAGTAACCCTCCCCCTTTTCTTTAACCTAATAAAAGAATAATAAAAATGGCTTGTGCTGTAACTATCTCTGGCGTTTCTTACGCCTGCACCGACATCCCGACCGGAGGTCTTACGAAAGTATTGATCGCTGACTGGGACAACATTACCACTAACGCACTTGTTACTGCTAACAAGAGCACTGGTGCTGTAACCGTAAACCCAGCTACTACTGGTCTGGTAACGGATGATGACGCTTTCTACCTTGAGTTCAACAACAAGGATGGATTCTCTGTTTTCACCGACGTTAAGACGGTTAACCCTGACGGATCTTTCTCTGTAGTTCCTACTGTATCTGTTGAGTTCCCGGTTATGACCGAAGATAAGCGTAACGAGTTGCAAACTATCTCTGCTCCTTTGGGCCGCGTAGTTGCTTTCATCGAAACTGCTGCTGGAACGCATCACGTTGTAGGTCTTGACTACGGTCTGTACTTCGCTACCGTTGACGGATCTTCGGGTACGGGACGCGCTGAAAAGAACCGCTTCCAGATCACTATGACTGGCGAAGAGGATTCTCTTGCTTACTTCCTTACGGCTGCCAACTGGTCTGACGTTATCGGATAATAGATACTCTTGTATATTAATAAGAGGGCGGGGTAATCCCTCGCCCTTTTTTAATACAATAAAGTATGGCATTCAGCTGCGGAATCTTACTCTCTGACATAGATATTGTCTGCACAAAGACAGCTGGTGGTATCAAGAAGGTTATCCTTTACGCTCAAGACGACGTAAACATTACCACCGATCCATACGACGAAAGCATCATCTTAGGTATCGATGCTGTAAATCCCACCTTTATTGAGTTTAACAATAAAGATGGTATTACTTCGTTCAACGAGAGTAAATCAATCAATAACGGACTTCCCGTTGTAACAACTACCATCACAGTACAGATTCCAAACATCAATGCTGTGCTTAACAAAATTGATATGCTTGGAACCCGCAACGACCTTGTTGTGGTTTGCTGGCATAACAACGATACAGTTACTGTTTCTGGAGTAATGGATGGTCTTGTGATGAGCTACGAGGCTGACTCCGGTACGGGCATATCTGACAAGAGCTACATCAACCTTACCCTTTCTGTTGAATCAGGAATCGGTTCTGTAGTCGTAGACGACACTAGTTACTTTGTGGACAAATCAATCTTTGCATAATGACCTACGATCCACAGATTCGTTTTTTCTTTCGTAAAACATCACTCGGTGTTTTCTCAATCAACCGATACGGTGAGGAGCTTATTGAGCGAGGCATTGCCGCAAACGCCACTATAGAGTTCACTTCGGAATGTATATTAGAAAACAGCGCAAACATCCTTCAAAACTAAATTAAATGGCTTTTAATACTATTGTACGAGAGCAAGACTACTACGCCTCTAGCTTTGGTGAGTACGGCTTTCGCCTTGTTGAGTCCGGATTCTCTAAGCCTGCTGGTGAGGTATACCGCGCTCTTACCTTTGTAGAGGATAGCGTAATTACCACCACCAACGAGAACGGTGATGGACTTACCTCAGAGACCTTTCCTGCTGGTATCACCATCTACGGAAAGTTCAACACTATCTCTGTTGCTTCAGGTCGAGTAATCGCTTACATCGGAGGTTAATGTTAGGATTAGCTTTATCACTAACTCAGTTAGGCGGCCTTCCTGTCAAGTCGATTGTATCGTCTGGCAAGGGGGCTAAAGCTGTTGCTGACCTTTTGTTTGGTCGGGCTTCAGCAGATGCCTTTACGGAGGGTTACGATTGCCTTGTGGCCTCTGTAAGTAATTTGGGTTGTGATACTGTTTATGATTTCTCGTTAGAGGTTTACGATCAATTAAACGGAAGAAAGTCAGCAGATGCTGTCTTCGAAGGAGTAGAATGTTTTAAGGCAGAGATTGCCGAATTATCTAGATAAGATATGAGTAGTTTATTTAATCAGGCCAGCCTAGTAGTTGAGCCAGCAGTATACGAGAACGCAAAAGTATACGCTACAAAACCCTTTGATGGTTCGGGGGACTTGACCTTTGCCAGAGCAAGTAATGCCACCCGAGTGGCTTCAAACGGCCTTATTGAGAAGGTGCGGACGAATCTTTTGTTGCAGTCAAACACATTTGACACCACTTGGACACAACAAAATACTACTCTTACGGGTGGTCAAACTGGATATGATGGCTCAAATGATGCTTGGAAAATAGAAGCGGCAACCACAAGTACAACGAGAATATATCAAAGCAGTTCTATTGCTGCAAATACATTGATTACGATTAGCCTTTACGCAAAAGTAGGAAATGTTGATTTTATTAGGTTTAACTTTTTAACATCTGGCACAAATAGTTCTGTGGTTTTTGACCTTACCGATGGAACTACTTATTTATCAACTGCTATTGATACCACTTGGGAAAGTGTTGGTGGAGGCTGGGTTCGCATATCTGCTACCTTTGTAAATATTGATGCGATAACAGAATCAAGAATTGAGGTTAGAAGCAATTATAGTACGCTAACTTGTGATGCTGGTTCTTTTGTTTATATACAAGATGCCCAACTGAACTACGGCCTCGCAGCGCAAGATTATGTAGAGACCACTACCACCGCAGTAAGCGCAGGCCCCGTTAGCGGTTTACCCCGTTTGGACTACCTTAATAGTTCTTGCCCAAAGCTTTTGCTTGAACCGCAGCGGACGAACTTGGTAACAAGTAGCGAATGGCTTGATGGTAGTTTTTCTCTTGCGAGTTCTGCTACTTTACTATTAGAGAATGTTACTGCTCCCGATGGCAGTAATTTAGTTACAAAGGTTCAAGCAAATAGCGCTGATGATGCTGGTCGCGCGCAAGATAATTTAGGAACACTTGGAACAAATCATATTTTTTCGGGATTCTTTAAAGGAACTGGTGTTGCTACACGATTAAGATTTAGAAATAACCAAGGAGAGCAAGTTCAATATAATATAGATGCTTCGGGTAATTTCAGTTTACATAGCCAAGATGCTGTAAACGGAAATTATGATATTGAAGACTATGGCAACGGATGGTATCGCATTTGGTTTGAAACCACTACATCGGGAGCGTTAACCAACTATGTGCAAATATACCCCGATGTTGATAATGGAACGGGTTCGGTCTACGCTTGGGGATTACAAGCGGAGGCGGGAACATACCCAACCTCGTACATACCCACAAACGGCACAAGCGTTACCCGTGTGGCGGATGGGTGCTACAAAACGGGAATTAGTTCGCTTATCGGGCAGACGGAGGGGACTATCTTTTATGAATTTGAGCGTAAAGTTGGTGGAGACGGAGAACCCGTTTGGTTAAGTGATGGCACTTATACACATTATATGTATTTAGTTACTGGCCCTACAAACACACGATTTATCGGAGTTACAAGCGGGGTAGGACAATGGAATATAATTGTGCCAGCATTAAGTCAGGGTGTGCATAAAATTGCCGCAGCATATAAGCAAAACGATATTGTTTTATACATTGATGGAGTGAATGTGGGTGAAGACACTACCGCAAGCATTCCACCTTGTAGTTTATTGGGATTAGGATATGAAAACGGCACTATTTATAATAATGCTGACCCATACATACAACTTTTGCTTTTCAAGACACGTTTATCAAATAGCGACCTCGCTGCCTTAACTGCCTAACCTATGAAATTCCTAAAATACGAGTTCACGCCCACGCAATGGGGGACTGCAAAAAGCAAGATTCAAGTAACCACCGAAGGCCCCGATGGGCCTGTAACAACGTGGGATTCCTCAAAGGTCATTGCGGTGGTTGAATTAGGCCACCTCTGCACCCAATGGGGAACTGATGCAGAAGGCAACCAAGTGTGTGAGGTTACCTCGCCAAAGTATGCCGTTGACATCCTATGGACTGACCAACCTGCGACTACGAGCTTTGCCTCGTATGTTGTTTGGCCTGACCCCTGTGGTGTTCACGTCTTCGCTGGATGGGAACAAGCATACGCTACTGACTACTGCGTTGCTAATCCCGAAGCAGCATACTGCCAACCTCCTGTTCCTCCTACAGAACTTTAATAAAATAAAGAGATGACTAAAGAGTCTGCTGATAGCGTAATCACTAGCTGGTCTCTTACCGGATCAGGAATCCTTCTAGGCTATGTACATCAAGTTGCAGGACTCTTAGTCCTTATTGCTTCACTAGGATATACCTTGTGGAAGTGGCGCAGAGATTGGTTAAAGGATAAGAACAAGCAGTGATCATTGAGCGTCTCTGGAAAGACCCAAAGACCACTATACTAGGTCTTATAATCATAACCCTCTGTTTTATTTTAGTCTTTCTAGAGAAGGCTAGTCTAACAGAGGTGTCTACTTTCTTAGTTGGTGCGTTTGCGTTATTTTTTTTAAAGGATCCGAAGGATGGCAATCAAAAGTCAGGGAGTAAGTAGTTACATCTCTAAGAGTAAGAAAAGGGGAAAGCATTCTAAAAGTGCCTCTTCTAATAAGCATAGCAAGAAGTACAAAAAACCTTACAGAGGTCAAGGTAAATGAAGCAACTAGTCAAAGATCAGATCAATACACTGACCTTCGTTAAAAAGGACGATTGGTCTGTTAACTCTTTTGACATAGAGCTAATCAAGGTTGTTGGTGGTAATGTGTACAACTACAACAGTCTCGTAGACATCCACAGCTTAGACCCTTGTAGGGATTACATTGAGCTCAACGTAAACTTAGTTGGAGCTACCTTAGGTGGTGGCGAATATGTGCTTACGTTATCTAACAATTCAAAGAATTACATCTATCTTTGTTTGGTGAAGACCTACGAAACATCGACAGGTAGTGGTATTTATAGTAATGTGGTGACGTTCACCGATTTGTAATTTAAGGTATGGGTCTATTTGATAATGTAAAGGAGTTCTTCTCTAGCGGTAGCTGGGGAACTTATGTGGTTGCCACCGAGAACACTATCCCTCGCAATCCTCTCGAGAACTCAATCAACGACCTGCAAAAGCAGTACAAGCTCGGCTATACCGATGTAGGTAACTACGTTAAGTTCGGTGTTCAGGACGACTTCCCTAACATTCTGGAGCGTATGCTACGCCAATCACCTGTCCATTCTGGTATCATAACTAAGAAGGCTAAGATGGTATCTGGTAACGGCATCAATTACGACCTTGAGGCTTTCCGTACTCCTGCTAAGCAGGCAGAGATCAAGGCTTTTGTCAACAACTGCGGTGGCAAGAACAAAGGTTTATACGATGTAATTACTCACGCTGCTTTTCAGTACGAGGAGTTTGGTGCTTTTGCTTTCTTTGTCAAGTGGAACAAGGAACATACTAAGCTCGTTGAGTTCCGCTCTTTAGATATGAAGGGCTTCCGTTTGGCTGAGCCCACCAAAGATGGCAAAGTAACTCACTGCATCATCCGTCGTTCTTTTGGTGGTAGCGCTACTACGATGCAGAACAACGACCCTAAGAAGGTTAAGTTGTTTGACAAGTTCGATAAGACTACCGCTGAGCAGGTTCTGTACTTTGCTAACCCATACTCTGGTAACGAGTTCTACGGCGTTCCTAACTACATTGCTGCCTACAACTTTATCGCTGCTGACTTCCAGTTCGGTAAGCATATCGAGAACTCAGCCACCAACGGATTCACCCCTAAAGTAATGGCTACTTTCGTTGGTCGTAATATGAGTGGTGAGCAAAAGCGCGAGGAGTACCTTAAGTTCAAGGAGAGCTTCACTGGCCCTGATGCTGACAACTTTATCCTTAGCTGGGTTCGCAACAAGGACGAGGCTCCCGAGGTTAAGCCTTTGGACGTTGCCAACCTCGACAAGACTATTGATGTGCTGTCTCGTCTTAACGACGCTAAGATCCTTACTGCCCATAACGTAACCTCGCCTACGCTGTTTGGTGTTATGGTATCTGGTAAGTTGGGTGGAACAGGTAACGAATTAGTTACGGCTTACCAAATCTTCCGGGCTACAGAGACCCTCCCAAACCGCAAGGTTCTTATGGATGCTGTCAACCGAGTACTCGCTACGGTTGGATACGAAAAGATTGATGTTACGATTCAGGAGGAGCAGATCAACCTCGAGAACATCAAGGGCGCTAACACAGATAACATCCCTGCACAATGATAGTATCACAGCTTTGGATTGACGACGAGTACATCTATAAGAACTTCCCGCTCCCTAAGCGGTTAGACCGAGGTGTTGTATACTCTATCATTCAGATGGAGCAGTACACCTCTATTCAGGACAACCTAGGAACTTGCCTTTACGAGCACATCAGTGACGAGGTAGAGGCTGAGACTTTGGATGCTACTGAGCAGGAACTCTTCAAGCTCGTTCAGTACGCTTTGGCACTGTATTCTGCAAACGGCATTATCTCGTTTCTAAGGACTCAATTCGGCGCTACCCGCATCGAGGAGCGTCAACTCGAACAAAGCTCGTTAGACGCGATCTCTAATGGCTTAGATTCAAAGATTGCATACGTCAACAAGCGCATCCAAGACTTTATCAAGAACAACGCTGCTATTTACGCTATCGCTACCGATGCAGGGTGTAAGGGTGATTTGTTTACCGAAGAAGAAACCTACCAAGGAAGTGTCTTCTATCCTGCTGACGGAAAGGTAGACACCAGCTGTGAGAATCTGGATTGGCCTGAGTAAGAATTAGATCACAAGAGTGCTAATACGGATCACTTTTGTACATTTTTTTGAATCTTATATCTCGGGTTTGACCTGATATTATGCAGCTGACTAAGAACTTTACTTTAGAGGAACTGACTCGTAGCTCAAAGGCTAAGGCTTTAATGATTGACAACAGCCCAAATGCTGAGCAGTTAGCAAACCTCAAGGCTTTAGCAGAGAACATCCTTCAGCCACTACGAGACGGGCTAGGATTCCCTATTAAGATTACATCAGGACTACGAGTTCCTGCCCTGAATAAAGCTGTCAAAGGAAGTAGAACATCACAGCATATCTACGGAGAGGCTGCAGATATTAATGTCTCTGGAAAGAATAAGGTTATCTTTGATTGGATTGTAGAGAACCTAGACTTCGATCAGATAATTTGGGAGTTTGGTACAGATGCTGAACCTAATTGGGTTCACGTTAGTTACAAAAAGAACGAGGTCAACCGACAAGAGAAACTCAAAGCAATCAAACAAAATGGAAAAACAAAATACATCAAACTTTGAAGACTGGCTTAACCAACTTGAAGATGCTCCGCAACCTACCTGTAATATCGATAATCCTGACGAGTGCACTTCTTGCGGGTCTTAACGGATGCAAAAGTGGTGCACAACTTATCCCAGAGAATGTGATTGTTCGGGACACAGTAATTGTAACCAAAGAGCGGACGCTGACAGACACAATCCTCCTGTTCAAGGACACAACAATCTACCAAGATCGCGTAAAGCTAAAGATTGACTATCGAGATAGTCTTGTCTATGTAAAGGTTGACTGCCCTTCGGATACTGTTCGAGTCAATACGATTAAAATCGTAACAAAAAAGGAAGAACCAAAGCGGTCTAAGTTCGATAGGTTTGTGGACAACTTGTCGGTGCTTATGCTGATAGCGTTTCTAGCACTTATAGTTGGGTGGATAGTAAAGTTAAGTAAATAAGAAAGGGGTCGATTAAGACCCCTTTTCTTTTTCTTGCTCATCACCCGGGTCTACTTGATCCCAGTAAACGAAGACCATATCGTCTCCAGGCTCTCTTACTTTATTGACTCTTTCCATTTAACAGCACAAATTGCGAAACGCTGTGATTGGTTTGGATACTCGTCAACCATAGTATCGTTAGCCATACAGCGGTTCAGGTATTCACTTCGTCGTTCGTTGTCTTTTGGTGTTGGAATTGGCATAGTCTTGTTCTTCAATGTTATACATTAAACCGCAGGAGCATCCATCGCCAGCACAAGAACAACTAGTGTAGTATACTGGCTCTTTAAGTCCCGCATTAAGAATATACACTTTATTTGTCGCTGCCATAGTTGACTAGTTTACGATAGGTGAACTCCGCAATCAATGCAGTAAAGATAGCATAGAGAACGTTCATTCCAATGAGGTAGAATATAAGTGATGATCCCCAGAACGACAAGCACAAGACACAATTGAACGGCTTGAAGTTCAGGTATTTATCTATTAAATCTCCGTAAGGTTCGAAGACAAATAGGTAGGCAAACATAAATGCTAAACCAAATACGTTCAGCCAAATCTCGTAGATCATCATAAGTTTTTAGATATATTATCGTCTTTAAGGTATCGAACTAATGACTTGGAGACGTTACCCTCCTCGTCGAGCACAGTCACAAACCCTTTGGTATTGTTCCCGTACACATCACTCCACTTCAGTGAAGTAATTTTGTTAAGCATTCCGCTATAAATCATAGTGATGATTAGGTTGGCTGCTGATTTGTTTTCCTCGTAGTAGATCAGGAACTTCTCCATCACCCGCATCACGCCTTCGTCTACTAGTGCCTGAACGAGCTCGTCGTTTCCAGCAGTATAGAACGAGCTTCTTGCTATTTCGTTTGCTCGGTCTAGCGTAAACCTCCCGAGCTTCTCAGACATACGACCCTGCTCTTTGGAGAGGATAGCCTCGTACTCGATAACCTCTTTATCGTATTTTCTTTTCTTCTTCAATTGCGTTGAGCATTCTTGTTATGTCAATCAGGTAGTCAGCAAGCTCGCTAGGACGCATTTTAAGGTCTTTAGAGAGACCTACGAGCGTTACTGGTGTCCCACTATCACAACGCTTCTTAATCGCTTCGTAGAGGTCTAAAAAGAAGTTAGCCTCTGCGTCGCTCATCATTTCGTAGTAGTCCTCTTCCACTCCTGTTCGTTGTATGGTCGTAATACTTTAGCAAACTCTGGGTCGATCTTAGCGATCTCATCCATCAGAGCCCACTCTTTCTTATATGCCTCTTTGATTTCCTTGAGCGTAGAGTCCTGACCACACTGGGCAAACACACTAGCCATCTCAGCAAGGATCTTGTCTATAGATTCCTTTATAGCGGGATCGTTATAGTATTGAAGATTACTCCCCATAATATCTGATTATTACTTTGGCATATCCTTTTTCGATTTCTTCGTCCTTCCGGATAGATAGTTTCTTAAAATATCTTGGGCTATCATCTTTGATATAACCCAGCGATTTAAGACTATCCGATACAAACTTACTAGCAAGAACCATATTGTCAACGTCATAAGGACAATTGTAGCTAATATCCAAACTATAGGTTTGAGCAAAAAACGGATCGTATTCTTGAAGGGCTGCATATACTATCTCTCGGTATTTGTTTTTCATATTACTTCTAGCGCTCCAATGCTTCTGAGAGTAGAGCTTATTGAGCGACGGAGGCACAGGCATTAGCAGTATAATCTCTTGTGGTGTCATAACAATCTCATACCTAGTGATATACTAATATACCCAACTTCTTTGATGACCTCGCTATTGTCTGCAAACTGAGTGGTCTTTGGCATCTTCCTAGATTCCCACTTAGGCTCTGGTAGCTTAGACAGGTCAAACGCCCAAACACCTTCCGGTGTGGAGTTGATGTAGTACGGAATGGTACTAAAAATAATAGCCCTAAGCTTTAGGGCATCATATTTTTTCTTCTCAATAAGTAGGTTGTCGTAGTGCGACTGACGGCACTTGAGCTCTATGTCTAGGTTGTAAAGCTCAGAGTAACAGTCGTAGCGAGAGGTAGGGTGCTCGCTCGGTTGGAGGTCGGGGATGTGATTCCTTAGAAGGAAGTCAAACAGCTCGGCCTCTTGTTTGATAAACATTACTTCTTATTCTTCAGGGCCAGCTTATAAAGAATAAGATAGCCAATTAAGTCAGAGACCGTATCTTCTGTCTCGTCAGTTACTCCTCGGTTTCTGATACGGCTGAGCTTGTCATCAATCCTAGCACCCAGTGAGATGATAGGATCTGAGTTGCCGAAGATAGCGATAGGGTTCAAAGCGCTGTCTCCGTATGCTGTGTTCTTAGAAACAAGCATATCGATAACCTCGTTACCAATCTCTCTGATTTGTTCTGATGTTGCCATACAATACAAAGATATATTTAGTGGTCTAATAAATCAACCTCTAGCTTATAAATTCTTTTTACTCCTGATGTCTCAACGACTATCCTTCCGTTGTTTGGGTTGAAGAAGATATACCTGTCCGAGTGACCTGTGTAGTTGGCAACGTCTAGTTTGTATTCGTTTCCATTTATCACAAGGTCACCCGAATCGGTAACCTCACAAGAGGTAATCTTCTCTACGTTGAGATCAAAGAACACTTTAAGTGTATTCGCCCAGCTTATTTTAAAAGTCCGTAGTAGGCTTGTCGTAGGCGAATCGCTTTTTTCCATTCTCGCTTAGTTCGTAGTATCGGTTTGCTAATCTGTCGTAGTAAAGATATAAGCTACCGAGCTTACCCACAATCTTAGGCTTTGCTTTTACAATAGTAATCTTTACCTGATTGGGTTCGTAGGGGATTCCGTTCTCGTCCTCAAGACCATACGGACAGCGCCATACGTTGACAATCATCATACCCTTACGAGACCACTGCATACCACCAGCGATGTCATTCATAGTAGGAACATCCACATAGGGGATTCCATTCTTGTACTTTGGTTGTTGGTGTTTGGTGTGTACGGTGACAATCGTATGGTAGTCTCGCTCTGAAGAGTGCTTACGGATGCGAGTAAGTACCTGACCAATAGCAATATCATCTCGTACTCCAGAGGAAACATCTGTCTTTATTTCGGTAAATGGATCAATAACACAGCCGTCAATCTTTACATCGTAGCGGTCTTCAATCTCCTCAACGGCAGTATAGAATCCCTCAACAGTTAGGTCTTTCAGTCCTGAGTCTACAACGAAGAAGTGCTTAGACACAAAGTCAATAGCCTTCTCAGCCTCTTCATCGCTAGCGGTAACCTTGTCATTGATGAGGAAAGGCTTACGAAGATACACCCACACCAACTCAGCATAGAGGTCTGTTGGTGATCCCGTCTCTGGTGAATAGATAGCCCACTTCCATCCGGAATACTGGGCTAGGTTCATAATCAGCTCAAAGGTAAACTGAGATTTACCTGCGTGAGCACCAGCATAGATGTAGGTGGTGGAGCCCTTCTTCATTGAGTACTTGTCGAACAGGTTGTTAAACCCAACCCACTCACCTTTCTTAACACCTTCCTGACGAAGGTTTATGAGTTGGTCTTTGAGTCGCTGTCCGTCAAAGATAAAGTCTCTGATTGCTCCGCGTTGAATTGTTGTCTCTTCCATTGGTTTTTGTTTTTTAGTTATTTGTTCATCTGCTTCTTAAACTCCTCCTCATAGTCTTTCTCCCTGAAGGCGAACGACCTGTTGATCTCTCGCTGCTCGTAGCACTCCTTGATGTAGAAGTCTTTAATCTTCTTGCCAGTGAGTCCGTTGTCTACCATCATCCGCATAATCATCTCTGGGTGTCGGTTGATGTCTTCGATGCTAGCAGCCCTAGACACAAACTGATATGGTCTGTCCTTTGAGCCTTTGTAGTGGTTAACGTAGGACTTACCGTGGGCTACCTTCCAAGTTAGTTGTACTGAGTACATATAGATCATCTGACCTAAATCCTGATTCTCTTCCATCACTTCATAGTTTTACCACAGCGACCACAAGTAGCACCTGAGATAGGATGTGCGGTGCACTTACAGAACTCATCCTTCACAAACACACCATCAACAGTCTTACCTGTGCGGTCTTTGATTTCGTTGTAGGCTGACTGAAGGCAGTCTTCTGCGGACATCCCTTGCTGAGCAGCTAAGATAATAAGGGTTACGATAGAATCACCGATCCCGTCTTTAAGTTCTCGTCGGTTACCTCGAGCAAGTGCAGCCATAGTCTCGCCCACTTCTTCCATTACCTTTAGGGCTTGGCGTGATGACAGCTCCGGTTTAAGAAGACCTCGGTTCTCTGCCCAGATTTCTACTTCTTTGATTAGTTGGTTCATTGTCAGATTTTGTTTAGTAATTCGGATATTCTCCGAGTTGAGTTACACCTTTTGTCATCTCTCGTTAGCGCTAAAGATTTCGTTATGTGTATTTAAATGCACAAAGTCTTATCGTTTTGTGTATTTTATTATACATTGTCCTCAGTCAGGAAACTTATCTAAGGTGATTCCTTCGTCGCTCATCAACTCATCCCAGAGATTAATAAGCTTCATAAAGTAGTCCTCTTCTTGCTCTGACTTAATAGCCACAGATGCTGCAATCCAGAACTCCTGAACTACATTACTTAGTGCTTCAGCATTTGTCGCTGCGTAGAACTCCCGCTTCTGTTGCGGGTCGCTCAGGTCGAATATCATTTTTGTTTTCATCTTCAATCTCTTTAATGAGTTCTTCTAAATCTCGTTGGTGTAAACTACAGCTCATAATTAATTAAGTTTAGAAAAGAAAGGGGCAGCTTTCGCTACCCCCTCCAACCGTCTAGTCAAAAACCAAATTGAAAAACCTAGAACGGGACGTCTTCTGACTCGTTGACTGGAGTCGCAGCATTCGGAGTGTAGGGTGCTTGGAAAGACATATAGTGGCTTCCGTCGCGCTTAGTCTTAACCTCGAGGTTAACCCAGCCCTTGTCGTTCTTATGACCATCCAACTTAGCAAAGTCGTTAGGGCCAAGAGCGATCTTGATGATGTCTCCGTATTTGGTCTTGATTGTCTTAACCTGACCAACGAAGTCGATTGATTTATTATCTGCCATTTTGTTTTTAGTTTAGCATTAATTGCTTGAGGTGCTCGACAACAGCCTCAAGTCGCGCTACTCTCGCGTTAATAGAATTAATAACACCTTCATTAGCAATACTAAGATATGTATTGGAGCGGACTAAATCAAGTGATTTGTTGAAGATCTCACTATAGTGATTGCTCTTCATATTTTCCTGATGCTTAGCGATATACACAAAGCAACTCTTTGGATTAAGGTTCATAACCCGAGCAGCAGTAGAAGCATTGAAGCCTTCAGACACCATTATATTTGTGATGATCTGCCGAGCGGTAACGTAGTCTCGAGTCCTTGTGTCCTCGAAGATCTTCTCTTTGTTGACACCACAGATACTCGTTACTGAGTTGATGATGTTGTCTACGACAGAGTTATAAGGTATAGCCTCTGGCGCTGTTAGGGTTGTACTCATTATTGATAAATAGTTCTTTATACATTTCTACTGATTTCTCCAGCTCGAGTCTTCCCGATGTCAGGAACTCATCCGAGCACTCAAAGATACCTACCTCGTAAGGATAGGATTTCTCCACAACCACAAAGATAAAATGGTCAATGCCAAATATCTGTTGGTACAGGTATGCCTGCTGATTGTACAGCAAGTACCTTGCGCTCCGGTAGAACTCATCCAAAGGCTTCGCTGATGTCTTTAGATCGACGAGGTATTTCAAATCCTCTGTCTCAATAATCATATCTGCTTTGGCTTTGAAGTCCAGACCGTAAAGGTTAGCGAACCCAGCAAGTTCAGGAACACCACCATCAATAAGGTTGTTAACCTCTTCGATAGACTGGAGTTTCTTAACCATCCCTTCGTAGTCCTTGTACTCTGATGCGGTCAGCAGGTTCTTCCCGTAGCTCGCATCAAGCAGGTCTCGGTACTCTTGTGTTCTCTTGTCTCTGCGGATCTCACACAGCACTGCGGTGTCAACACCTTCTAAGAACATAGAGTGCACTGCCTTACCGAGAGCAAACGCTGAAGTGTCTGGCTGTCGGTAGATTCCTTTGCGCCACTGGTCAAACTTAGTAGGTGACTCTCGCAGCATCTTCAGTGAGCTGTTGGATAAGAACTGCCTGTCGGCGTAGTAGTTCTCATCACTGAGCATCATCAGGGTTTTGTAGTCTTCGGTAATCATTGTGGTTCAACCATATCTTCAAGTTGATAGATAAACTCCACAAGAGTTTCCGGACGTAGGCTCATACAGTAAACATCCTGATCGCCACCATACATCTGATAGATGTGAATCTCGCTTTCATCTGCTTCCTTTTCAAATCGAATTGCAAAGAACGATCCGTTACTTAGTGAGATAGCCTTTCCTTTATTCTCGCTCATTGCTGAAACATTTAATATAAATATAGAAACAGAGGAAGAAGATACCTAACAATATTAGGTATCCCCAGAATCCTTCTATCATCCGAAGATCTCAGTTAGTTGAGAGTCGCTGTAGGTGTACTTGCTCAGTGCACTGCGTACCTGTGCTTCTTTACCGGAGGCAACAGCAGATTTCATCGACGCAATAATATCGCCTGTAAGAGGTTTTTTCTGAGCTTGGGTATCCTGCTTAGCCACAGCCATAGAAACCTCGTTAGAAGAAGCGATAGAGTTGTCTATGCCAATGCCAAGGAATGCCAGCGCTCGACCTACTGCAGAAGATTCTCCGTTCTCCACATAAGAGGTCTTGTTAATCATCGAAGAGGTGCGGTCTTCCTGAGCGTGAGCAGAGGCAATCAGCATACCGTTCTCGTTGAGGATAGAGCACTTGATTACGCAGGAATTCTCGTCAAGGTGAACAAGTTCGTTGACGATAGACCAACCCTTGTACTGGTCTTCCTGACGGAAGAACTTAACTCGCTCTTGGACAGGAACATACTCCTTGCCCTTGATGTTTTGTGTTTTGAATTTATAGTTGCTCATAAGATTAAGGTTTTGTTTTTGTTAGAATAGTTTGCTTGCAGTCTCCGATACTTCCAGCTTCGCTTCGAGCTCAGCTATCTTATCTTGGAGTGCTTTGATCTGGGATGCCTGTACTCGGATCATCTCAGTGTAAGTGTCTGTGGACATAGATAGTGTCATACGTTTGGTTTTTACATTACAAAGATATAAATAGTTTCCTATTTATACAACAACATTTAGGGCTTTTCTAATATCTTCAATTAAACTTTTCATCTTCTGCTGTACTGATTGGTGGCTTACGCCATACTCATCAGCAACCTCTTTCATATCTCTACCTTTGATGTAGATCTCCTCGAAGTACGCTCGCTTCAGCTCGCTTGGCTTACCCGATCGTTTGTCAACACACTGCTTGTAGGCAACCTCAATGATTAACTCGTTGGTGTTATCGTACTCTGGTGTATGACTTGACTGACCACCGATGAAGTGGATGTACTCATCTGTACCAATACCCTCAGGCAAAGACTCTGGTACAAGGTCAGTGAAGTTATCTACCGGGAGATTATTCTTCAGTGCGTTCTGTGTTTGTATCATCCGCTTGTAGGCGGAGTCAATCACCGTACTCAGGTAGTTTACGAAATGGTGTTCTGATTCAAACCCCTTTCCTTTACGCAGAGCCTTGAACAGGTACTCCAGAGTATGGAATCGTACCTCTTCTACCTGATGGTCTGAGTATATGTTGCGCCTGTTGCGCTTTAATGTGTAGATTATGAACCGATTATCTCTCGGTAAAAATCTTTTCAACATATCTTGTGTGACTTCAAACATCTTTCTAGTATATTATAACTTTATACTATAATAATAACATTTAATAACTATTATAATAGAACTGAGTCTTAGTTCTATAATATAAGTTATACGGACATACCATTAGAGTAGGTGTTTGGCGGCTACGCCGGTAGACAAATACTCCTCTATAAGTTTCTTATTTGCAGACTCAAGTTCTGCAACTCTGGTCTCAAGGTCTCTATTACGGTTACGCAGTTTAGAATACTCGAGACGAGCGGTCTCAATCTTTTCCATATAGGTTAGAAGATCGGATGTGCGGGTTCTGTGGATAGCCACAAACTTATCTAATAGAATCACCAGACGCATAAACTTCTTGTACTTCTCATCATCTTTGGTAACGAGTAGTCCGAACTCTGTGAACTCTTGCAGCAAGTACAACAGTTCACTCTCGTCTTGTTGATATACTATAGTTAGTATCTGACTATCCACTAGAATATATCCTTTAGTTTGTTGGCGATAGCCTGAACAACATCAACAGTTACTGCGTTGCCGCACTGACGATAGCGCTGTGTATTGCTTACAGGCTTTGTAACGCCATCATAATCACCAAAGGCAGTATGATTATCCGGGAAGCCTTGAAGTCGCTCACACTCGATCGGAGTAAGTTTGCGGATTCGGTATCCATCAAACAACCTAGTGGTGTTGTGAACAGGATCAGTCAAGGTAGGTGCTTCGTCTCTGGCTGACCTGTTGTACAAATCAAGAGCCGAAGGCACTCCTTCATAGAGCTCATTCATTTCGATTGTTTCGTTTAAAGACTTGCTGCCAAACGTTGGCTCTATTACTGCTTGTGCATTGAGTTTACGTTCAATAATATAGCTTCCTTGTGAGTCGTTTCCATACCGCTGTAGGATTGTATTGGTGTTTGCTTGTTGTCTCGGTAACTCATAATCCGATTTTGACTTGCTTGCGATAGGAAAAACTCCTCGCCAATCTCCTCGGACTTCTGAAGAATATCCGACAAGGTATACCCGCTCTCGATTTTGGGGGAGGAACCACGATGTATTAAGCAGTTCCCATTCAAGTCGATAGCCCCCGATCTCGGTAAACGTTTGGAGTATTGCCGCAAAGTCTTCGCCAGCGTTGCTGCTGAAAGTTCCTTTAACATTTTCCCAGATAAAAACTCTAGGTCTGCATTCTTTGATAAGCCTAATTGCTTCAAGGATAAGGCTTGATCGCTGTCCTTCCATCCCTCTACGCTTTCCAGCGAGACTAAAGTCTTGGCAAGGACTTCCAAAGGTGATGAGGTCGATTGCTGGGAGGTCTTCCCCTCGAACATCTGTAACTGATCCGACATAAGTAGAATTTTTAAATTGATTTTTGTAAACTGCGATTGCGTGAGGATCTACTTCAGAGAAGAAAGAAGTGACTTCAAATCCCGCTCTCTCAAACCCGAGGTGGAATCCACCTATCCCACTGAATAGGTCTAGTTGATTTATTTTCATTACCCGATTATTTTAAACCCGAAGGTGTTTAGGAAGTCGTCCTCTCGATGTTTACCTACAGCAACCAATCTTTCTCTCCGCTCACCGTCTGTATAAATAATCTCAATAGTGTCTGGAGTAAGGAAGTTAACTTCTGTATGTACGCTCTCAAAGAGTTCATCGTTTACGATTTTTATTACCATAATAGAATAAGTTAAAGTAAATAATAAGTAGCAATCCAAGTAAGGTCATCCGCCTAAGTCGTTAATGTCGTAGAGAATCTCGCTTCGCACAGAATCTTCAGAGACAAACTTACCACTCTCGTTACGCCACTTACACAACTCGTCGTCGTAGTTTACCTTATCTCCAGTGGCATCGTCAACCTGATAGATTTCTCCGTCGGCTTCCCACTGCTCGTCGTTGTCAAAGTATTGAGTACCCGCGAAACCCATACCCTCTTCAGCAAATCGCATCTCCATAAACACACCAAACCCTCGGATGTTATCGCACAGCGTAGAAAACCAAAACTCTGCAGGAGACCAAGGTGTGGTGAAATTGATAGTGGCCTCCACAATATCAACACCCGATCGGTCTTTCTTTTCTTCTACGTCTATGTTGTATACATCAGCATCCCACTTAACACCCCACTTGCTATATCGCCAGTCGTACCAATTATTAAATCCGTACTTTGAGATAAGGTCGTTGGACATCTCTTCGGTAATCTTACGACCGAAGTTTTTACGGAAGTCATCCTCTGGGATCTGTAGCCACTCGGCATACCATTCGTCGTACTCCTCTTGAGACACTACGTTAGCAGGCGCAGTAGTGTTGATGAGTTCTTCAGGTTGTGGAAGTAGAGCACCAAACGAGAATCGTCGGTGGTAGGTTGGAGTTTTCTCTTCGCTGTCTTTGTAGTCAACGAACAGGAGTTTCTCTAATGTATTGTCCCAAACATTTTTAGGTGAGACAATTACTAATGTGTTGTCGCAATAGTTAGGCATTTGGTTTTTGTTTTAAAGTTAAAAAAGTTCTTCGTTAGTTGTGTAGAATTTGACAGAGTTGTGGAAACTTCCATAAGTTCCCTGTTTAACCTGATAGCGAGACGGAATTATGTTGCCATAAGCACCTCGTCTTGAGGTAGTTGGAAGCATACAAGCACCAGCAGTCAGAGCATCCATAGCAGCCCGACCTAACGCGCCTTCCATATGCCAGACATCCCCGGAGTCAATAAGTCTCTGGAGTTCTGCGTATCCATAGGACTTCTGAAGCCCTTTGATTGTTGCGTATTTCATAGTCAGTGTTCGGTTATGTAAAGTTTTACGTTAGTCTCGTCATCTTCATAATAGTATTCCTGATTCTTCAAATCCTCAAAGAGGACTCGCTCCATATAAGTTGTGGAGTGTTCTTTGTACAGAGCATTCCAAAACCACACAGCATCTTCTCTTGTGGCGAACAGCCAATGAGAATTGTAGTCACACAACCCATAGGTTTGGTGAACCATATACATTTTTTTACCTAACATATTCATTCTTCTTCTTTTGGTGGGCTGTACGTTCCAGATGCAATATCGTCAAGTATACTATCGGTTAGCAATTCCTTGTGATATGTTGGCAATTGTTCAAACAGCCAAGCAATTTCCGCCTTTGGGTTTGAGTAATTACTCAGAATCCAATCTGCATAAATTGATGAAGTTATTTCTTGAGTGTTCATTTTGGTTTTTTGTTTTAGGTTAGTGAAAAATCAAACCGACCTTGTGGTTTTTGTTGTACCATTTGGTCGCATACAAATCAATCTTGCTTGCGTCTACATATCCTGCGATCGTCAGTTCTTCTGCGCTCTTGAAAATCTTTGAGTGCCGCATAGTCTCTGGCTCAATCAGGAAGTCAACCTTTGAACCTTGCGAGAAGATTACGTCAAAGTTTTCAGGTAGTTCTACATTCTCAAACAAAGGAACGCTCTTGGTGTATGAGTAGAACTTCGTTTGAGGGTTATTTCTTGCGATTTGCAGCCATTTCTCGAGGTAAGCAGGTGAGTAGTAGTCTCCGCTGTCGTGGATGCGTAAGAAGTCAACTTTTTTACGACGTATTTCCTGAGTCATCAGGTCAACGAACGTATCTAATTTGGTTGCCTCGTACCTGCGCTCAAAGGCCGGAGATACGTTGCCCCAAATGTATGCGCCCTTCTGGGCATAGCAATACTTCACACAATCTTTAGCAAATGGGCAGGTAAGTTTGCCCGATGCTGATTTGTATGCAGGTATGCCGAAGTTAAATACTCGGACTCCCAATTCTTTGGAGGTCTTCTTGAGTTTGCTATTCTGCGTCAGAAAATCCATAGGTAATGCCTTTATAGTTGATAGATTGGATTCGCTCGGGATCAAGTGCGGTGTATCGTCTTCGGTTATTATCCCAGACAACATACATATCTTGGGGAACTGTACGAGTGCCGCCCTTGAGGTGTTTACGGACACCAAATCGCCCGTTAATCTTCGTAATCTGTCCGTCTTTTTTCTTATAGACAGCGCCGAAGATAGTGCCCTTGAGCACGATTAAGTCCATTAAATTGGACAGTAGATAGCGTTGAGTTTGCATAATTAAAGGAGTTTAGAGTTTAGGTTTTCTTCTTCTAAATAGTATAGTTCATTGTATTTTGATGGCGGCAATGGAATTACCGAACCATCGGGCAGAGTGATGTCAATGTAGTTCACAAAGGGAACTTCGTTGAGTTCGTCGTAGTCGTAGTAAATCACATAGTACAGCGTACCTGCTGGAGTTTCCAGAAGCAACTCTCTTGTGTACTTTGAGTCAAAAATTGGGTTATTCATTTTCTTGCTTTTCTTGAATTAGTTTGTTGAAGTAGTCGTAGTCAATCTCTTCGTCAATAAGTTCTTTCAGTGCAGCAAATGCGGCACTACTGATGCACTTAATTTCATAATCTAAATCAGACCAATTTGTGAAGTTGCAACCCTTGACAATATCAAAGCATTCTCCGTAATAGGTGGTTTTTCTCTCGAGTTCTTCACAAATAAATTCTATTAAATCGTAATGCTCTTTGATTTCTTCGTTTTCTATCGCGTCTACAATAGATTCTTTTAAATCGTCAATAAAGGCATATTTGTTAAACATAGCAATTTGGTTTTTTAGGTTGGTTAAATTTAAAAACGAGGCGTTACTTTACGGACTTGAATTGTGGTTACTTCGTCCCAATTTTCAAGCATATAACGCAAAGATTTCCAATTCTCGGTACGCTCTGGGATCTTGCACCAACGGCGAGACACTTCCGCAAATTCAGGTCGTCCCTGAAGTTTTACGGCAAAGGCGTACAATTCAGTTTGTCTTTTCATTTTTCAGTTCTTTAATAGTTTCAACAATAAATTCTCGGACGGCGTGAAATAGTCCGATAGCGGTAATAATTCCCGCAAATAATACGAAGAGTTGGGCAATATGCATATTTAGTATTTTAGTTCGGTTAGACGGGTTTCAATAATGTTAAGACCTGCGGAAACATCCTGACAAATCTGGATAATGTGAGAAGGTGTATAATCTTCCAAATCGTCGAAGTTTATCATAATGTGCGACAACTCACCAAAAGCAAACTCTTTCTCGCGTAAAAACGGCGGAGTTCGCTCGTAGAGTTTTTTGTAGCGTGTTTGCGTAATAGCCAGAAGTTTTGCGGCTACTCGCTTATGCAATGTTTCAGAATTAGGTAGCATACGATTCTTGGTTTTTAGAAAATAAAAAAGGATAGGCGAACCGATTAGGCACACCTATCCCTTGATGTGGTTCAGGTTTGGGCGTAGTTTTCCCGCGCCTGAACTTATGCCGTTTTGAGTGTGGCTCTCACTTTTGCGGCACTATGCCGCGTCTCCGCTTAGCGAAATTTAGTACAACAACCCCGCGCGTTTTGCCGCGCGTTTTGCTAACTTTTGCGCCTTGTTGCTTATGCGCTTGTCTATTGCGCTTGAGTGCTTAAGGTCTACGGCCTGCGCCCTTATTTGCGCGTCCGCTTTTCTCGTTTGACCTTTTCGCGCCTTCGCGCTCGTTAATGCTTCGCGCGTATTTTTGCCGCGCGTTGATTCTCGTTTGAGTATGTAGGGCATACCTTGTGCGCTTATTTGAGTTCGCTCAAAATTGCTTCTAATGTTTGCGGCGTGTAGTCCGTTAGGAATTGCCCCAAACGTATCGTACCTAATTTTTGAAGGCGTGTATTTGCGAACGTGTCAAAATGAATAGGCTGCGCCTTGCTAATTCCCAAAGTACGAAGGTATTTAGCGCCTTGTTTCGGTTCCATACCTTGTGCCTTTTGTACAATACGGAGCGCGTATTTTGCGCCTTCGATAACGTCAGCGCAACCGCCGACCTTTGCGACCTTTTGGCCTTTTGTGTTTACTTGGTAGAGTTTCATTTGTTTTCTTTTTTGGTTTTTTACTTTTGTGCTTTGGGTTCG